AAGTTGTAGGCTGTATATCCGCAGCTATTGCCGTAATAAATACAATAGCATCTCCAGATAGATTTATCGCGTTATTACTGTTGCTACTTTCAGAGACAACCCTGGTGAGAGTTGTCCCTGATGCCGTAAAAACACCTGAACCTAGCTCGAAATTACTTGTACCATCTTCTATACAGTACCTAACAGTTTCTCCGTTAGACACTCCTGCTGCGGTAAAAGTCTGGAAACCGTCAACCGCTGAACCCAATGTGATTGTGCCAGTACCCGTAGTAGCGGTTGTCATCTTGGCACGATTGACCAGTTTTACCATAGCGGCACTCCAAACTTAATTGTTATGCAATACGAATGATTGCGTTACTTGCGTCAGGCGTTGGGAACACAATCTGAAAGTCCCCAGAAGTTGATGACTTGTTAGAGCCAAAATCAAGAACAACTACGCTTGGATCTCCTGATGCAGTATCATTATAGATCAACGCACCACGAGCCGTGATCGTTGCAGATGTAAATGTAAGATCTGCAAAGTCAGTCAACGCTGTAGTTCCTGATGTTGTTGGTGTTACGTTTGTAAGAGTACCACCACCCGCAGAATACGTTCCAGAGTTTGATACCTCGTTAGAAGAAGTATACGCTGTAGTAGCTGCGTTGAATGAAGCACTGTTATCATACAAAGCTAGTTTGAAAGTATTACCACTTGAGTTGGTAAAGTTGTGTGTTGCAGTCATCAATTCTTTCTTGAATGATGTGCACATAAAGTTGCCGCTAAATGCCATTTTACAATCTCCTTATAAGGTCGGCTAGTTCAGGATGACCTGCTTCCTTGAGAGCATTATACACAGTTGTACGGTCACTGTGAATAGCTTGTCTCATATAGTAAGCCACCAATTTCTCCAGATGCTTAGAGTAGGCACGAGCCTGATCCCTTATTTCTGGATGCGCTGAATCCGAAACAGCAATGATCTTTTGCACACACTGTTCGGATAATTCATCAGGGGTAAGACCCCTGTTATGGGTTGTATTTATTTGAACTAAAGATTCATCTCTAGGAACACTTACATCTATTTTAAACATTATTGTTTAGCCCTTATAACTTTTCCAGTTCGGTATTCATCAGTCGTTTCTTTAGCTTCACCAAGCATCTTAATACCAACAAGAGATTCTTGAAAACGTTTATCATACATAGCCATAACGTCTTGTTCACCTTTCATGTATATATACGCTTCAATAAGCGCCCCATACAATAAAGCCATCTCAGCGTTTTCACTTAGCCACGTTGTTGAGCTATCTGATAGCTCTGTAATACTTTGTGGTCTATAAAAATAATGAAGTTCAGCAGTAAATACTGCGTTTGGTGTGGGTGCCAATAAAAAATTGTTAACATCAAATTGACAATAATATCTTGGAGAACCTGTAGTGGTTGGATCCGGCGTGTATTCCTGAACAAAGCTTGGGTCTTTAAAGTCTATAAAAAACTTGTCCCCATCTGACCCTGTCATACTCATAGAGAATGGTGCTAAAAAATCAGACGGCACTTTTATGTACTGCACAGAAGCACTCGTTTGCGCTGTAGCATTCTTACGAAACAAACTTAACTGTACATTTTTAAGGATGCGTTCTTCCGATAATCGGATAAACAAAGGTATATTATTAACAAAGCTTGTCTCTTCGTATTCCGTGTAAGCTTTTATAGCATCTTTTAATTGTAAGTATGTAAAACTCATGTTGTGTTAATCTGACCCCCCATGCCGCTATGGTACTGGCAGTAGTAGAACAAAGTAGGAGCACCAACAGCTACTGTAATCGTAGATGTATACGCTCCTGTGTTAATTGTCACCCCTGTTGTATATTCGGAGCCGCCACCATGTGTACCATCTGACGTAGTTGAAAAACGAAGAGGATGACCTGTAGCGGCTGACCAATTGAAAGTATACGTGCTACCTTCAGACAAGCTAAGAGTTGGCTGTAAAGCACCATCAATATAGTATTTATTACCTGAACCTGGATTGGCGACTGTAACCGTATAAACGGTGTCTCCTGTCACTGTTGGAGAACCTACTGCTGAAGTTCCCGCAGATCCTGTTGGATTAACCGTGACATCGGCATCTCCTGTTGTGTTTATTACGACAGTTCCTATGAGAGCATTAGAACTAACTCCAGACGGAGCTATATCATCATTCCCAGAATCTGAAATATTTATTGTTACCGTGCCAATTTCCCCAAGAGCAGTTAAATTATTTCTAGGCGTAATACCCAGTATGTCTCTAAAACCAACAGGATTATACCCGTGTTGGATAGCCCTCTGCTCTGGCAACTCTGTCTCTGGTCTAGGACCGCGTAAAGCTTGTGGATCTGGAAACGCTCTTGGTGGAAACAACTGTGGATGCTTAGTCTCAAACTCATCAGGACCGACCTTGGCACCCGTCCACTCTGTCTTCATCTCACGAAGACGGTAACGGCGACCTGACCGATCCGATATACCATAAGCATGTTTACCACTAGCGTAGGCCATTACACCCTCAGATAACTCAAACTAGGCTGCAACTTCAAAGGTGTTCGACCTTGATCCTCGTCCGCTGCACGTTGGAACTCTTCTTCATAAACTGACTTTAACATTTGAATACGATCTGGTGCTCGTTTCATAGCCATGTAGTAGGCTAACCCCGCCACCATACAAGGATAAAAACGAAAAGGCATATCAGTAGTATTAACAAGAGCGTCTGCATCTTCTATCCTGCGTACATAATAATAACGAACTTGGTCTGTAGAGTTTTCAGGAGTAGACCACAAATACATTACAGGTGTAATTTGCCGATCTAACCAAAACTGACTTGGCCTGCCTTGAGTAGTTTTACTGGGAACTGTCGCATAATCACCACGGCTAATACGTTGAAGTTCATAATCCGTGTTAGATCTTCGTATCACAACGTCCAACACATCAACGACATCAGCAGCTAACGCATAAGAAGATGTCCCTTGTGTTACAGTAAAGTCTGCTTCTTTTACCGTCCACAAGTTAAGACCACGATTAGCCCAGTCTGCAAACATCAGATTCATAGACCTACGAGCCGTCTTAGCATCATACCCCGTGCGAACTTCTAGTCCACACCTCTCGTATGCTTCTTCGATTACCTCTCCGACATCGAGGTTAAAATCTCTTGATCCTGATGTTGTCATTGTATCAACTCATATGTGGTTTCTGATTTGTTTTAGTTACAACCGCCCCACCATTTTTAAAACCAATTTGAGCAGCAACTTCTGGAGCTTTTTTCTTTAAAGCTCTCATGCCATCTCCTTTTGGACCTTCAGGTATCGGCTTCTTCTTCTTTTCCATCGTTATCCTCCTGATTATAAAGATTATCGAACACTCGATTGACATCTAGTGTATAGTCTAAATCACTTTTTGAATAGTGTATATGTTGTGAGGGTCTAAAGTCTGGTGCACCCTCACCCACTGCAAACCAAGCGGGATGTGTAACCCTTACTCGATTGTTCGGTAAAGCTACTATATTTCCTGTCCACTCTCCTGCATCCAACAACTGCATCACATGGCTTTGTTTATGTTGTGCCGGATCATCTGCAATCTCAGAGTTTGTGTAGTCTACAGTAAAAAGATACTTTGCAGGAAAGAACTGTCCATCAATCTTCGCCATCCATGGACATGGTGTAGCCCTATCTAAAACATACACCGCATGATCATGTGATGCACAATCCCACGGTTGAGCATCATGTGTTGACATCGGCACAGGCCATTCAGCTAATGGAATATCTGCCACCAATGCCGTAAGAGGCATTCTTGCCCACATTGCACCGCCATGAACTGTATCTTCCTCTTCGTCTTCAGCTTCACAACCAGTAAAGATTACTTGAAAACTTAACGATCTATTAGGCATACTTGTTACAGCTATGACCATAGCATGTAAAAACTCGCCATGATACTTCTCATGGTTATGGGTATATTCTCTACGAACCCACGCCTTAAAGTAAGGTATGTTGCTTTGAAGATAAGGCATTAGGTTTAAAAAGTTCCTTTAAAGCCTAGCCCTTTAACTTGACCCCCGGCCTTGTAACCTTTAACCTTGCCACCCGCTTTCATGCCTTTAACCTTGCCACCCATCTTCATGCCTTTGACTTTGCCCCCTGCTTTCATGCCTTTGACTTTGCCCCCTGCTTTCATGCCTTTGACTTTGCCACCCATCTTGTAACCTTTTTTCTTCATTGCCATGTGAGTTCTCCTTTCAAAAGACTCTTACTAAGCCACCATTAGCCTTTTTATTCTTCCAACTAATTCGTTTCGACGATTTCTTTTTCTTTGCAGCAGATGTACACTGTGCCATAGTAGGGCGACAAGCGGGATAACCTTTACGCTTCTCTCCCTTTTGACGACCACAGGGCTTTCCTGTCTTGCAGTCAACCCAACCCTTGCCATCATTCTGACCAAACCATTCCCGCAAAGAGTTCTTTTTCGCCATCAAAATGTCCTTGTAGTCTTACGCCTTGACTCTTCTACTTGACCACAGCCAGAGGCAATAAAACCCCCTCCATTAAACCTTTTCTTAGGAGGACGTTTGGGATTATCAATTGAAGAAACTATTCCACCTTCTGCTTTCTTAGTAGAGTTTCCCCAGTTTTTTGCCCCTACTTTGCGGCATTTTGATAACGCCCCCGAAGCGTAAGCCGAGGGCCATACTTTGTAACGGCTTTTTACTTTGTGATAACAAGCGTCTTTTTTTGCCTTTTTCTTTGCCATTAGTCACCCCCTTCGATGGAGGCTTGGATACTTGCTGTCGCATCTGCGCCCTCGAGATTGCCATATGTCCTCTCCATCTCTGTCTTTATATAATCAATTTGTAAGGCCATAACCTCTGTTCTTTTATCAACGGCTATCAAAGTCTTTGTGACCCAATCAATCCAACTGTAGCCAACACCACCAACACCGATTATAAAAGCTGTTATAAGAGCTATTGTGACTTGTTTGTTCACTTCATTCACCACATTTTACAAGACCAGTATTTGGCCTTTAGTTTATCAAGAGTGCCTTTATCACAACCGTGACGAGCACGGAAAGACTTACGACGTTTTGGGTTTGATTTCTTGATAGTCATATTGGCGTCCCCAAATCTGACTATCTTTTCTTTACCCTTGTCACACGCTTTAACAACAAACTTCTTGCCGCCAGAAACCTGACGTTTCGGTTTATTGCACTTCATCTTATCCTTGTCGATCTTAGCCATCTTACCCTCAGAAAAAACGGCGGCTCTTACACCGCCGTTGCTTTAACCAAAGAATCCAGTAATTGAGTCAATGTTGGTAAGCGTCACATGACACTCATCATCAAAGATCATACCGTGATCTGGAATGGTAATCTGGTTATCATCACTTTGATGAAAGACCATAGATAACTGTGTTGCTCCACCACTACCGTTTTTGAACACAACCGCAGGAGAACCGCTACCCGCAGTTTTTACATAAAATGATTTTAGTCTAGTTCTACCGCCCTGTAGTGTTCCAGTCGCCGTAGCTGTCTTTGCAAAAATAGAAGCAGCCATCTAACATCTCCTATTAGCCAAGGTTGTTGTTCTGAGCATACAAAATAGTAACGCGAACTTCACCCGCATTTGTTGCAGCAGAGTTAGTTACAGTCAAACGAATGTCTGCTGTTCCTGTGTCCTCCCACGCCAACGTACCGCCTGCTTGAGTAGTAGGATATTTACGTCCCGCCGTAGTTCCGATAGCAAATGTATTTACAAGAGTTGCTGCACCACCAACCGTGTCTCCAACACTTAGGTTAGTAGCTCCACTTGCTGCTGTAATAACGTCAATTACACAGTCAATAATCTGAGAGTTTGCAGGGATAACAACGTCTGTCACAGACGCAGCTAATGCACCACCAGATAAATCTGCTGCAAATGTCTGAGACATTACTACTTGACCAGTGTTTTTGATGTTTGAACCAAGAGTTGTACCCGTGGTTTCTTTGATGGTTCCTGCTTTAATAGGACCAGAGAAAGTTGTCGTACCCATGTTGATCTCCTGTCTAGGGTTAGTCAGCCACACCATGTGACTGTCAGGGATACAAACAGAGTAACTTATCTTTAAACAAAAAGAAAGGGGCAACCGAAGCTGCCCCAATCAAAATGGAGGTAATACCTCCTTATATCACAGTTTAGGCTCCAGGTGAACCAAAGATACAACGTGGATCTGAGAATCCAAAGCTGTAACGTTCACGAGCTTTAAACCTCATGTTTCCTGTGTCGAAGTCTGCTTCCATGTTTGTGGATAGCGGAGTACGCTCAAAGTGGATCATTCCACGAGGAGCATCAGTCATGATAAAGAACGCATCAGGATCTGTTAGGAAGTCGTTAACGGCATAACCGTTAGGCAACATGCCCATTGATCTTAGTGCGTTTGTATCATTGTCCGCTGTACCAACACGAAGGTTAGATACCATCAGACGCTCTGCAACGAATTGCAGTTGTCTTGGGATAAGTAACTTCATGCCACGTAAAGCAACTTTTAAACCACGCTCGTCAACAAATCCTGCGATATTAATCAAAGCATCTTCAAGAGATGTTTCGTTTAAATCAGCAGCAGTTGCAGGTTCGTTGGCAAATGTACCTCCAGAAGTTAGAGGATGGTTAGTCGCACAAAGTGCAACACCATCACCACCCGCAGTAGCACCACCTGTGAACGCTGTGTTCAATACAGATGCAGCTTTAACCTGCTTTGAGTGTGCCATTGAACGAGCCAACGCACGAGTATAACGTGAACCAAGACGATCATAGAGATTGTCTTCGATAGCTTCCTCAGTGATTGAGAATGCCAACGCTACTGTTTCGTGGTTGTAACGAGCAGTGTATGCTTCGTTAGCGTCGTCAAAGTTTACTGCGCCACCTTCTGATTTAGTCGGTGCCGCTCCGAAGCCGGATAACATCACTTCTTCTTCAAACGCTCGATCTGAAGATTCAGTAGTGTAGATCTCTGCATGTTGGTTTTCGTACCTTTCGTACTCCATACCAAACAAGGCGTTGAGACCTGGTTCCAACTCTTTCGCTAGTTGTGCGCGAGATATAGCCATAAGTCAGTCTCCTTATACGCCAGTCGTTGAAACAGTACCGCCTGCAATCGCGCCATTGGCGGAATTGAAGGAGTTGTTTAAACGAACAATTACAGGGATACCCGCTGCGGTAAAATCTGAGTTTTCAGGGTCATCTTGGATACCCATGATTCTCAAATTTAAGTTTGCAGTGGTGTTAATTGTGCTAACACCCAACTTTGCGGAAGAGATACCAGTCGTAGAAGATCC